TATTGTAGGTATTGGATTTAAATTAGCAAAAATGGCTATTCCTGCACTACAAGATTTGCAAACACAAATTGTTAAAAGTGCTGAAAAAGCAAAGGCTAAAGCTAGAGATATTAATGAAAGTTTTGGCGACATTGCTGTTAATAGAATTAATGCAAAAGCACAAATACCTGCATTAAAACAAGCAGAAGAAAATCTTAAAAAAGACCTAGATGCCGCCAGACAAGAATTTGCTAGTGGTAGTACTAGACGTACTAGTATTGCAAAAGGTTTACTAAGTAATGACCAAGGAGTTGTTCAAAGTACTCTTGCAACACTAGACCTAAATAAGGCTCAAAAAGAGGTTAATGATAGCCGTAAAAAAGCCAATGATTTGCTAGATAAAGAACAAAAAACTCAAGTTGCATTAACTCAAAGTGAACAACAAAAAGTAAAAATATATACTGAACATGCTGCTGGACTACAAAAAATAGTTGATTTAAAAAAACAACAACTAGCTTTAGACGAAAAAATTACTGCTGCTAATACTTTTGCACTTGAGGCTGCTGAAAAAGGCACGCTTTACGAAAATATTGCAATGAAAGCAAGGGCTAAAATAAGCCAACAAGCAGGTTCTAGAGCTGAACGTTTAGGTATAGTTTCTAAAGTTGCCGAAGAAACCGAAATAGGCGGCATTGGTTTTGCTCGTGAAGAATTGGCAAAACGTATAGCAGCAAGTAAAGAATTAGGTACATTTGGTAAAATGTTAACTAATGTGCAAGGCACTGCTGCAGCTGTTGGTACGGAAATAGGAATAATTGGAGCAGCATTTGCCCCTTGGATAGAAGGTGGACTAGCACTAGTAACAGCATTTACAATATTAGAACCACTTTTAAGTAGTAATACAAAAGAAGCCGAAGAATTTAACAGCGCACTAGAAAATAGTAAAAGTTCTATGGATAGTGTTGCCAGAACTGTCGCTGAATTGGATAAAGGTTTTGGCGGATTTATACCTGATAGTATACAAGGACTTAGTGCAATTTCTACTGCTTTTAATAATGTTGCTGACTCAATGGAACTGGTTGCTGAAAAAGCTAAAAAGTCCAAAGAAGCAATGAATTGGTGGTTTGATAAACCTATTGATTGGGTAAAGGGCATTGTTGGCAAAGATATTGATAGTGTATTAGCAGAAGATCTTGCTAAACAAATTATGAGTGGTTTAAGTCTCCTTAAACGTAGTGGATTAAAAGATAAGGCAGAAAAACTATTAAAATCTGAGTCTGGATTAAATATTGAAAATCTTGATCTTGAAAGTGTTACAAAAGCTGTTAAACGTTTAGGTGAAGAAGGTACTAATAAAGTAATAGACCAATTTAAAGAACTTGGAGTAACCGCAAAAAGTAGTAGTGGCAGATTACAAGAATTTAAATCTGCTACTGAAGCTACTACAAAGTCTTATCAAGATTTTTTACTTTCTACTGCCAGTAGTGATCCAGTATTTAAACTAGGTGCTTCCTTACAAAATCTTGGTAGCATCATGAATAAACTGGCTAGTGATGATATAGATGAAGTTAAATCTGCAATGCTTGACTTAGCCAAAAGCCCAGGAGGCGGCGTACTATTTGGACCTAAATTTGTAGAAGGTTTAATAGATATTCGTAAAGAATTAGGTACACAAACTTTAGCTTATTCACAGCTTAATGTTGCTGTAGAAGAATATGATACTAAAATTGCTGATATTAATAAAAAATTACGCAATACTGGATATCGCGAGGGCCAATCAGGAACTAGTAATCAACAAAAATCATTACTTGAACAACTTAGTGAAGCAACTAAAAATAGAGATATAGTATCACAAATGAAATTAGGCGTCGATCAAAGTGCTGTTAAAAAAGCCAATGATTTATTTTCTGACGGATTAACTAATGTATTTGATAAAGGTTCTAAATTAATAGAGCAAGGTTTAGGCAATGCCTCAGAACAAGCAGCACTAACAATTGCTAAAGCACAATTAGGTGGATTAAGTGGTGAACGCAAAGCACGAGAAGAGGCTAGAATTGCAGACGAAGGTTTTAAAATTCAGTTACGTGCAATTGAAACAAATACTGAATTAATACTTGCTACTGAACGATTAACTGCAACAATTAATGAATCAAATGCAAAAACTGGCTTAGCAGAAGCTGTAAAAGAAGGCAAAAGTCCAGATACTATTGCAAGATTACAAAGTGGTGTAGATGCAGCTGCTGCAGTTAAAGAAATTTTAGGTACTGAAGGTGAAAGCACTAATATAACTACTAAAAATATTGATAGTTTAGTTACAAAAGTACTTGGAGAAAGTGCTAATAAACTTACAGTTGCATTAACAAAGAGTCAATTACTAGCTATAGTAAATAAAACTGCTGCCCAAGAAGCCAGTAAGATTAAAGTAGAAAGCGAGCAAAAAGCAGCTGCTATTACTGGTCAACGTGCAATTGAAGCAGGTAAAGTAGAGGATAAACAAAAAGCACTTAGCCTTGAACAAAATATTAATCAGGTTTTACAAACAAGATTAGGTTTACAAGGTCTTTCAGCAGGTTTTATGAGCGATGAGTATTTAGCACAACAAAATACTTATGAATACATTACGCAAGCTAATAAAATAAAAACTGAAATTTTATCAACAGATTTAGCAATTAAAAATGCTGCTACTGCACAAGAACGCGAAATTCAAAAACAATATAAAACTCTTATATTACAGCGTCAGGTAGAAGAGGATACTAACTTAAAAATACAACAAGACATTAGAAAAATAAATAATGAATATGCCAAACAAAACAATTTGCGCGAATATTTTGTTAAACTACAGGATTTAGCAAATCAAGCACAAACTCAAGCCATTCAATTTAATAATGATCTATTAGCACTATACGATAAAATTGGTGTAAGTGGTGGCGAAATAGCAACAAATTTACGTAATCAATTACGTTTAGAACAAGATATTTTAACCACAAATACTGCCAAACAAACCGCACAAAATGAGTATAACCGAGAATATACAAAAATTCAACAACAAATTGATACTGCACTAGCAGCTAATAAAGACGCTAATGTTGATCTATATAAAACTGAACAAGGTAGGTTAGCCACATTACGAGATCAAAAGCTTGGTTTAGCAGATCAAACTTTAGAAAATAAAAATCAATTGCGCGTAGTAGATGATTTAATAGCGCGTAATGAAGCAGCTACAAAATTAGAACAAAAACGTGTACAGAATCTACAGGCTATATTAAGTTTGCAAAATGAACTAAATGCCTTACAAGATACTGGCCTAGAATACTTATCTAAGAAAACAATACTTGATCGCCAAATAAGTGAACGAGCAATATTTGACTTAGATACGGCAAGTCAACGAGCACAAGCAGAAAGAAAACTTGCAGAAGTAACACAAGCACAAACATCTGCACAAGAACAATTTAATAGACAAAAACAAATTGCTGAAAGTATGGGTGGCGAAACTAGTGGTCAACAAGTACAAGACTATGTGCGAGCAAGCGAACAATTAACTGCTGCAAACGAAGCTTTAGAACTTGGCAAACAAGAAAATGCAAGTACAATAACAAGAATAACTTTAAACGAAAAATTATTTGGTATTAAACAACAAATATTTATTATAGACAATGAATATAAACGAATAACTGCTGAAAAAGAACGTGCTTATAGATTAGACTCAGTTATATTAGATACTGCTGAGCAACAACTAAGAATAGATAAAGAAAAATTTGACTTAGATAAACAACGCGGTATTATTACTGGACAACAGGCTCGTGATTTTGACAAGTTTGCTGCACAAGCAGAATCACAAAATAAATATCAACGTGATAAAATAAACTTAGATAAAGAAGAATCCGCTGTATTAGATAAATTGCGGCGAGATGAGCAGGCAAGACTTGCTGCTGGTGGTAGCCAGGATGAAGAAGGCTTTACTTTAACCATGAATAATGAAAGAGCAATTTTTGCTGCAAAACGTAAAAATCTTACACTTGACAAAGAAGCTAGAGATGCACAAATTAATGCTACTTTTGAATTAAGTGATCGCCAACAAGCTTACCTAGATGTATTTAAGGGTACGTTTGATAAGATGAGTGATGTTATCGTAGACTTTGTAAAAACAGGCAAGCTAAACCACAAGCAATTAATAGACTCAATGCTAGAAGGCCTATTGCGCTATGAATTGGAACAACAAAAAATAGCACTATATGCTGCAGCACGACCAGGATTAGTTAGTGGATTAAAAACAGCTGGAAGCTTTTTAGGATTTGGTAGTAGTACAAGTACACCAATTAATGATTATGGTGTACAAGGATTTGGTTCCTCATATGCCAAAGGCGGAGCATTTGATCAAGGCTATCCAGTACACAAGTTTGCTATGGGCGGCGCATTTAGTAATAGTGTAGTAAATAGCCCAACACTGTTTAAATTTGCACAAGGCACAGGCATGATGGGCGAAGCAGGACCCGAAGCCATTATGCCCCTAAAACGCAGCCAAAATGGTAGTTTAGGAGTTCAATCACAGCCTAGTAATGTTAATGTTGTAGTTAATAATCACACAGGTCAGCCAGCAAAAACCAATGAAAGTATTGATAGTCGTGGTAATCGCACTATTGAAGTAATAGTGGGTGATGTAGTTGCACAACAAATTGCAACTAAAGGCAGCCCTGTACAACAATCTATGGCCAGTACATATGGTAATAGACCCGCACTTGCTAGGAGATAATCGATGAGTTATCAATGGCCTACTGCCTATAATTTTCCTCAATCACCTCAAAAGGGTTTTACTGAGTCTGTGGGGGTTAACGTGTTACGTTCCCCCATGGACGTAGGCCCGGCTAAAATGCGTAGGCGTGGTGCTAGACCCAGCGTACTTAATGTTCAATTTATACTTACTAGTCAACAAGCCGGTGTTTTAAAAGACTTTATTAACGATGATCTTAAAGGCACCCGTCGCTTTAATTTCTTGCATCCACGTACTAATACTACAGTAGAGGTTAGAATTGTGCCACAAGGTGACGGCGAGTTTTTTAAATTAACTTACATAGCGCCAGGCTATTGGCAAACAGATTTAGTATTTGAAGTATTACCATGAGCAGATTAAGTACACTTAGTGCAACAGCTATTCGCGCAATGTTTTCATCAGAAACAGAACAAGCAGTTGTTATGTTGCTGACAATTTATTCACTTGATGGCACCTCAGTAGTTATACGCTTAGCAGATAATTTTAATAAACGCATTAGTGAAACTGATACCGAAATTGTATATGGAGTACGTAGTCGTGGAAACGATTACGTATTTTTGCCTATGGAAATCTCACTTCCAAGTGAAGGAGATGATGGTAGTAGTAATTGTAGTATTAGATTTAATTTTGTTACTCCAGAAGCTATACAAATTATTCGTGAACAACTAACAGGTCCAGTTAAAATTTTACTAGAACTAGTACTCACAGACGGTACTAGTAGTGATCTTAATACTGTAGAAGCTACTTTTTCTGGATTTTATATTACCAGTGCTAGTTATAATGCTGAAAGCATTACATTAAATTTAGGTATGATTAATTATAATACAGAACCATTTCCTGCTTATAACTTTACACCCAGAAATTTTCCAGGATTATTTTAATGTGGTATAATAAATATATTGGACTACCCTACAAGGACAATGGCAGAACTACAGCTGGAATTGACTGCTGGGGATTAGCTTGTCTAGTATATCGTGAACATTTTGATATTGAGCTACCCACTTTAGATCAACACTATGTGGGTAGTGAAGATTTAACTATTAAAAACTTGGTTACTACAACCAAAGAATCTTGGATTTTAACTAGTAATCCTAAACCTGGCGATATTTGTGTATTTAATATCTTAGGTGAACCTATACACGTAGGTATTTATATTGGAGATCAAAAGTTTTTACATGCACGCGCTGGTCAGGATAGTGTTATTGAGTCATTGGATAGCGTCAAGTGGAATCGTAGACTAGAAGGTGTTTACGAATACGATCCTGGTAAAATTCAGTTAACTGGTACACCACATCCACTACAGTTACAAAATGTAATTACTGATTGGACTCAAGCAGGTACTAGCATATACGAACTTACAAAGTATATTCAGGAAAAGTATAAGATAAGTAGTAGATTACTAGAACGAATAGTAATTTTAGTAGATGGTGTCCCCATTCCACAACAAGATTGGCAAACTACTAAGTTATTGCCAGGGCAAACTGTTGCTTATAGAATTGTAGCTACTGGTGGTAGTAGTGGTAGAATGCTATTAATGTTAGCTGTAGTCATTGCTGTTAGTATTTATGCACCAGAAATTGGATTAAATTTAGCACAAGCAGAAGTAGCAGGACCTGCTACTGCAGGAGCTATTAAAGCCTGGACTGTAGCTGCTAGTATTGGTCTTAATATGGCTGGTATGGCATTAATAAATGCTATTGCTCCTATTAAACAACCTAAAATGGAAACACCTGGTGCAAGTTTAAATTTATTTAATGGCAGCAGTAATCAAATAAATCGTTTTGGCGCCATACCGGTTGTTTTAGGAAAAGTGCGTATGGTTGCTGTGCATGGTGCTACGCCCTATATAGAAAGTTTAACAGATACTAGTGTTATTAGCATGGCATTAATCTGGGGATTTGGTCCATTAGATATTACAGATATTCAAATAGGGTTAATACCTATTGATCAATTTTATGGAGTTAATCTTAGCGGTGCAACTGATCAAGTTATACCAAAAATATTGTATGGTTATGCAAACGAGGATACTACAGCATTTGATCAGTTATATGGTCAAGATGTAACACAGCAAATTGTTAATACGGATTTGGTAAATGACTACTATTTAGGTGCAAAATCAACTAATCCACCTATAACTGCAAGTAATCCTACATATGCAACTCCAGAAGATACAAGAATATCACCTGCTCAAATAACTGGTGGAGCTTGGAAAGAAGTTGCATTAACTGATACATGCACTAGAATTGAATTGGCATTTAATTTTCCACAAGGTTTACGTAGTTTAAAAGCGCCCAGTGAAAATCAACCAGCAATAGCAATGATAGAGGTACAGTATAAACCAGTTGGTGGAGATTGGATAGATGTAGTACCTTTTACTAGTAATCAAACTACTAGCATTACTAGTAGCGGTACTAGTAGTACAGGTTGGAGTGCAACACTTCGCAGACCTGATGCTGTTACTACGACTACTACTGGTTATAGTGGCGATGTACCAGTTATTGAATATAGTACAAATCAAACTTATCAATGGTATATAATTACACTACAAAGTGGCGGAGGTATTAATGTATATAGTGGTACACCAACTTTTAGTCCATATAGTGAACCAGCTCAAGAAATTATTGATATTTACAAAAATACACAATATAACTCATTAAGCTCAACAACGACTTCTTCAGAACAATATACTAGACTTCCAATAATTCCTAGTAATCATATTGAATTATACAGAATATGCTTAAAAAGTGCATTGGGTACTGGTTCAAGTATTTTCTTTACACAAGAAGATAAACGTAATGAATCAGGTACAGTAACTGGATTAGATCTTACTAAAACAGAAGATACTACTAACGGTACTTTAAAACTTAATATTAATACTGG